ACGCGCGAGAGGCAAGGATGGTGCTTGTTGAGTTGTAAACGAGTGTATCGCCAACTGCTGTAGAACCAGTACCGACGACGTAACCTGTTGTCGATTTGATTGTTCCCTGATACTTAGCATTAGCAACACCGGTGGTTGTACCGATGTAGATGTTGTAACCAAGTGCGCCAGTTACAGGTGTGATGACAAATTTGATCACCTGTGAAGATGTAACCTGTGAAGCAACTGTAGTAACGATTGACTCACCAAAGCCAGTAGATGAAACACCAGCATCAGCAGTAACGTAGATGTAGTAGGTGTTGTCAGGTACTTTGACCTGACCTGTTGTTGGTGATGGTGCGGTGATTGTAACTGTTGGTGCTGAAAGTGCGCCAGCATAACCTGTTGCGGTTCCGCGAGCCATCAGCAGCATGCGTTCTTCCATAAGCATTGTTGCATAGAGGGTAGAAGTTGATGACAACTGACGCAAGTCTTGGTATCCAAGTCCTGAGAAGTTAGCATCAAACGAAACGCTATCCGATAGTGAGTAGGAGTTGTAAGGCAAGATCAAATCATCAGATGTATAGCTGATCTTTGCGCCACGCTCGAACGCAATAGAACCAAACGAGGTAGTTGTGCTTTCGGTAATGCCAGGCCAAATCTGTCCTTGTCCACCGGTTCCTGTACCTGTGTAGCCTGTGATTCTCTTTACACGATGGCTAGTTCCTACGCCTTTTTTACGCGGGATTTTGTTACGCAATGGTGTTGGGCGTGGTGTAAGCAACTTTGCAGGTGCTTCCAAGTCAAACGCCGCAAACGATGTAGATAATGGGCTTGTGAGTGTAATGTCTTTCTGCATATCCTGTAATGCCAAACGCTGAGATGCGATTGCATTGTTAAGACCAGCAAGTGCTTCAGGAGCAAGAGACTTTGTAGAAGCTAACGCTTCAAGAGCCGCAGTTGGGTCTTGTTCAGGTGTTAGTCCGTTTGTGTTTGGAAGTGTAAACGATTTGTTCAACGAATCTTGAAATTCGTCCATGAGTTTTGCGGCTTTTTTAGGTGATACGTCACCAAAAAGATCAGCCGCTTTAGGTGCGGTTAATGCCATTTGTAATTCCTTTCGAGTGAGTGATTAGTCGTTGCTTGGCTTGACTTTAGAGAGATATTCTTTCTCTAACGCCTTGTAGCCTTTAGCAAGTATTGGGTCTGTTGTCGCCGCGGCTTTTGTTCTGTATTCGGCGGCTTTTATTAGCATTTCGTTAGTATCTGTCACCACAGTCCGACCAGTCCTCTTAGGACCACCGGAAGCAGCAGCAGATTTGGCGATTAGAAGTTCCGATTCAAGTTCTACCGTTTTAGCTTCTGCCGCCTTAGTTGCGGCTCGAAGTTCATCGATCTCAGACTTGACTGTCTCAGTTGCACTCTTTACTGCTTTCTCAATGATAGCCATAACCGACTTCTCATCAAGAATCTCATTGTCGGTAGTTTCTGCCTCTACCGTTGGCTCAACCGTTTCTTCGGTCAATGTTTCTACTTCTTCACCATCAGCAGATTTCATAGAACCTGATGTATCTAAGGAAACGGCAGTTGTCACATTAGCCATTTCGTTAGTTGGTGTTGCGCCTGTAACGCGAACCTTTGTAGCGCCATGACTATCAGTAACTTGGTGGCATCCGCACTCTAGACACTTGTTAATAGTTGCAGATTTGTCTTTGCCTTTAGTGCAACCCTTACAAATCTTTTTGTCGCATCCACCATCTGCTTTGCAAGAAGCACAACCATCACAACCGCAGTCTGCTGAACCTTTGTCGTCATCTTTACTATCGTCATCCGCTTTAGAGTCTGTCATGTCATCTGCTTTAGTAATGATTTCATCTTCTAAATCAACTTCTTCAGGTTCCATAGTAAACTTCGATTGTGTCATTTCTATTCCTTTGCTTTTAGAAGAACCAACATTTTCAGGTAACATCAAAAATTCTTCAACCTGTACTAAAGTAGTCTCACCATCAACTGATTTAGCAAGCATTAACTTTGCGTTTGGATTAGCGGGGCGATCTACAAGACTAACTTCTACAATTTGACCATCAATGATTCTGCCATTAGCCGCCTTTTGATCGCGCACAACGCGAGGTGACTTAATTCCTATTGAAAAGCCTTTGAGTACTCCTGACTCAACTTTCTTAACGCTGACAGGATCAACAACAAGCACAGAAATGTAATGACCGTCTTTTTTGCTTTCATATTCCTTTGCTACCCCTGCGGCTATGGATGAATGTTGTTCGCGTATATTACCGCCCGACTTAAACCACTCAGGCATTGCACTAGATAGCCAAACTTCATCACAGATTTGCTGGTCAATATCCAACGAATCATCAGTTGCTTTGCCATAGACAAGTAACGAACCATCTTCTTGCTTTTCTTGCTTAATAATGGCGGCATACGAATTAGCAAAATCCATTTTTTCCCCTTACGCTGAATAGATAATAGATACTGCGCCTGTTGAGGTTCCCGCGGCTGAAATGCCGTAGATCGTTTCGTTGCCATGCATCCACACTTGAAAAGTTCCATTAGTTGCGGCAATAATATGACCACCGTTAGCACCTGATGCGGCGGTTATGTTCTGATCTCCAACATAAACCGCGACAGTATCTCTGTTCTGAATAGACACGGCAACATAGCCAACGCCATTAGGTAAAGTTAGCAACGGTGTTGGTGTTGTTCCAACCGTAATGTTTGTGTGGATTAGTGCCATAAGATTTCCTCTTTCAGATTATCGTTAAATTGTACCGACATTTTCAATTTGTTGCTTCGTCAATCCATAATGTCAGGAAAATAGTCGTATCCAAATTCTTTACGAGGGTTAAGTTCATACGGCATAGACTGACCACCATCACCGGAGCTAAATCTTCCCAATTCATCATGGTTTTCGTTATATTTGCCAACAAACTTATCCGTGCCGCGTTGTATCCATTCAGCCCCTAATGTCATTTGTCCTGCAATGCGTTCTGCGGCGCTCATCTGCTTTTTGCCGTAACGTCTATGACCTTCATATTGACTCCGTTAATAATTTCGGTGCTAATACTATCGACAGTAAACTTAGTATTTCTAGCCAAAAGAACTTCGTTCTCAGGGCTACTAGGAATAGCAAAGCCTTTTGCATTACCAGCATCAATTCTAAGAATTGTAGCCGATTCGCCTTCTCGAACTCCACCTAACACACTACCACTAGATTTAGTAAAGCCAGCGGCTTGTATTGGGTCGGTTGTTGTAGCTTGATACATTTTAGACTTAAAACTATCGCCAACTTTTAAGTCATCTAGTCCTTCTGTTTGTCCCCGATACAACTCAGGATACATGAGTTCTCCGTACTCATCTTTAAAGATTTTCATATTGCTATCAAGGGTATCTATAGTGTCTGCAACTTCACCTGATGGATTACCGCCTAACAAAGCACTTTGGATTTGTTTGTACCCGTCACCTTGCCAATCTTGTGCAGCGTATTTTGCGGAGTTGTCTAATTTTCCTTGCACTTTCAAAAGGTCTTCGTAATCCTTTTGAGCCCATTCTGGCGACTTTGCTAACGAAGATGCTTCTCCATCACCTGAACTAAATCGCCCTTGTTCGTCATGGTTTTCGTTATATTTGTTAAGGTCAGATTGCACAGACATTTCGCTATTGTCTAGGGATATATCTACATTGTCGTAATCAGGCGGGACAACATCTATGGTGCATCTGCAATTAGGGTGTGTGCCGTTTTCAGCATCGCCGGGTATGTTTTCAGCATAAACTCCGTTAGAAAACGGTTTGTCAATATCTACTATCTCACCATCAATGTCGCAGATTGAGCAAGGGTCAAACGCTATCCATTCAATTTGTTCAGCACCTAATTCGCGGTAGGCATCCATCGCGGCAGTATTAGCGGCTCGTGCTCCTTCGGTTACTGCAATCATCAATGCTCTTTCAGGCGCACCAATAGAACTTTCAAGCATATCTGCTACTTCGTTGTAGCCTAATCCTAAAGCCATTCCATCTGCTAATTTGTTGCCAATAATGTCGTAAGTGGTTCCTTGTATTGTTTTACTGCTAAGCGTTATTTTGCCAAGTAGTTTCTTTAAGCCATTTGGCGGTCTTAGTAATGCTTCTGCCGCAGGGTTGCCGGGTTTCCAATTCTTCCAATCTACTGCATTTTCTAATGCATAATTAGCAAATTGAGAAGTAAACCATTCGGGAAGGATTGGGTTTTGTGCTTTGCTAATCTTACTGTCTGGTGCAATTACTGTAAACTCTAATTGTGTCAATCTTTGCAAAATTGGTTTCATGCCCGCACCCGTAAATCTACTGTCATCATGCCTTCAACCATCCTATTGCCTGTAACTTCCATTTGAGTGCTAGGTGAAAGGATTAGTTCTCTTTCATTATCTTTTCCTGGCATTACTTTGACACCTGCTGGCACAGTTATATTCATACGAGTACGGTACTCGGGAAGATAATTTGCAGGAGTAAACATCCCAAACCCATGCGCACTTCCATCTAAGAATGTTTGTAATGTTCTTTCGCTATCCGCAGTCGTACTTAACCAACCTTGCGGTGTTATTACTTCGCCAACGTTGTAAGCTGGCAAAATACTATCGGACGACATTCCCCGATACAAGATAGTTTCTTGCGTTAATGGCACGGCAGTTTTGTCAAATACCGCCATCATTTTTGCCGTGTCCGTACCTTTAGCTTCAAGAGATCGTGCTCGTTCTTCAAAAGTTATTCCTAAGCGCGAAGCGGAATCCTTATGCATACTGGCTTCCATATTTATTTGGCGATAGCCGTCACCTTGATAGTCATATAAGGCTTGCATATTGGTTTGGCTAACTTTTGCGCCTAAAGCTTTAGACCGACTACTTACATCTGAATAAGCATCTGATGGGTCAGAAGAAAATCGACCTGACTCATCGTGGTTTTCATTGTATTTTAGAATTTTGTTCTTTGATTTCTTAACAGCATTACCAAACGCTTCATAAGCGGACAAAACACCAGTCACATACATGTCTGCATAGTGAAGTCTTAAAGCCGATTCTAAGGCTTTTGGGTCTAACTTAACATTAAGCATCACCCATGAGCGTGCGCGAGCGCGGTCCTGAGCAATAGATTTACTAGCAGTTGGCTTAGTTGCTAAATAGCCCATTATGATTTTCTTAATATCAACGCCTTCAATAAGTGCCTTGCGGATATTTATTGACGCTTCTTTAGCTATTCTTTCATCAACTTGATGAATCCCTATCATTGGCTATAAGCCTTGGCGATTGAGTAGGCGGTTTCCATATCTCCTCCAAAGGCGCAACGATTAAGTGCTTCGGCAACGATTGGTTCAAGTGTCTCAAACTCAAAATCTCTGCGGTCTGCTCCACCTTTTTTAGCCCACTTTAGAAATGCTTTAACCTCTAATGCAGTTTTCTTTGCCATGTCAGGGGTTCCCAACCAAACTGGCGCGGTATCCATCCCAAGTAGCCACATTGCAAACAATCTGTGGTGTCCGTCAATAATGATGTTTCTTTTGCCGTCGTTATAGACAAGAGGATAGCCCCGATAAGGAGTTAATGCTTGACCCATAGACTCGATGTGATCTTCAACGTTCTTACGGTTTAGCCCTGTGTTTGTTCCGTATAACTCTTTAATTGGGACAAGCGTTAGTTTTGCTTTTTGCCATACGTCAGGATCAACGATGTAATTGCCCTCAACAGTTTCAACAATCTGCCAAGGACTTTCAACTGAGTTGGCTAACTGGTCAGGACTATCTGAAGTTGGATGTTCTGCGGCTTCATTAGGCAATACTGCCAAACGTGATAGCGCGTCTTTAACTTCTGACTTAGAAGGCACTCCGGCTTTCTTAAAGTCAGGTTCAATCACTTCGTTCTGTGCGGTTTCAGGATTATCCTGTTGATCATTTGGTGCAGGTGCATTAGGATTACCGCTATCAGCAGGTGGCACGGCACTAACAATTCCTTCTGGCGTATATAAGAAGATGCCGCTTCCAGTCATAATCATAGGTTGGTCTGCCGCGGCGGTTTCAATTAACGGCAAACCTAATTCTGACCTGCGTTCGTTCAAAGTAATTACGCCACCGCGCAACTCTGTGTCTGCTTTTTGAACGTCTTGCAAACTATCTCTTTGGTCATCTACCATAAACTTGAATTCTAATTCTCTCGGCATACCTAAATAGGTATAAGAGATGTTCGTAATCATCTTAGAAATCCACTGCGATAATGGCGCAACGCCAATGTTTTGTGCGGCTTGCGCTTCTCCTTGTTGATGACCTGATGCGCCTATCCCACCTTTAGCACTAAATCCAATCTCTGTTGGCAATACGCCAAAATGTCCCGTGATCGAAGTGATTAGGTATTCGTCTAGTGCCGCCTTAAACTTTTCGCCATAACCCTCATAGAACTCAGGTTTTAGACCTGCTGGCAAAATCAAAGCGCGTTTGCGTTGTTCAGTTTGTCCTGCCAAATTGTCATTAATGATGTTTTCGTACTGCTTCATTACCAACGGGTCATTACCAAAGTCGGCATCTGAGGTAAGCATCATCTCAGGGGTTACGCCATCTGTGTATTCAGCGCGTAGCCATTGTTGGCGACGTAGGTACAGATCGGCTAACGGTAGGCATCTTTCAACAGGTGAAGAACCATAGACCGAGTTAGTTCTGCGGTTGCGTATGAAATAACTTAGATCGTCAGACGTAAACTCGCCATCTGCGTTTGGGTCGTCTGAGTTAGCCTGAAACTCTGTGCGAGGGAATCCGTAAAGAATCTGCTGGTATGCCGCTTGCGGTGGCATTGGGCGCATACCGCGATCATCTAACATTGGCTTAATAGTTGAGCCATCTAAGATTTGGAAGCCGTACAAATCGCCACCAACGGTCTTTTGAGGCCAGATAGCCCACGCATCTAACACAAGGATTTCTTCTAGGCTCATCATCATCCAGTCGATGAAAGTTAAGCCGTTTGCCCTATCTGGATTCTCCCAAAATGTTCTTGCTCGATAGATATCATCTGAATACTTTTGCCGTGCTTTATTCATAGCACGAGTGTGATCTCCACCGATCTCGGCAATAATCTTTTCACTAGAATCTTCGGCAATGACAATATCCCAGTCAAGTCCAGAGATTTTAGCTTTTAATACTTCTATGCAACGGCGCACAATGTCGATCTGTTCTGCCGCGCCTCTAAGAGTCTTGAATTGTACGAGTTTCTGTTCTGTGCCTATGTTGAGGTTCTGCGCTACTTGATACTCGTAACGTCTAGGGTCAGGTCTTCCGTCAGGTCTTAGCGGGTTGATCGCGCCCGGCATAATAGGCATACCCGGACCGAACGGTACGCCAGCCATAAGAGGGTTGCGCGGTAGCGGGGTTTGTTGCCCGTAGGTGTTTTGCTGGTTTGCGTTTCTCATATCTTGCTCGGACATGACAACAGAACCAGCCGGAAGATTACTAGGTGCTTTTTCGATCTGATCTGCTACGGCTTTTGCGATACGGTCGATTAGACCCATGTCGTCCCCTTAATTAGTAATATAATAATACAACGCCATTGCCGCCTGAGCCAGCAGTTCCAAGTGTAGAGGCTCCGCCCCCACCGCCACCACCGGAACCGCCTGCACCGCCATCTTTTAGCACGCCAGTCGAAATTCCTGCGGGATAACCATTGGCAAAACCAGCAGATGTGTACCCTGCTCCTCCACCGCCACCGCCAAAAGTTGTTCCAGTTCCACCAGTAGCAATTCCACCAGCATAGAAATCACCAGTACCACCTGCTCCACCTGTACCAACGCCTGTTGTTCCAGCAGCACCGCCACCGCCGCAGATAAGTCCACGACCACCAGCAAAGGCAGTCACAGTTCCAGTTGCAGTTGCTACACCCGCACCGCCACCTGATGAAATACCAGCACCACCAATAGCACCTGAGCCACCACCTGCGCCATAGCCAGTGTTGTTAGCAGAAGCAGCAGGAGCGCCTGTGTAGGAAAC